ATCTTCAAGTAAGCGGGAGCGCAAGCCAACCGCATCACAGTGATCTTTCAACTCAATTTTATCACGAAACGTTCGTGGTTCCCAAGTTGCGTTCTCAATAGGCTCTGTTGGAAAAGAACTCCGCTGAAAGAACTCTCGACCACCTGTTATCTTTTGTACCATCTGTTTCCCGCAATGGTAACAGGTTTGCCTATGCGATTCAAGGGAGCGAATGGAAAGATAAATTTCTTGGACATTCTCACAACCGCGGCATTTGAATACATAAGTTGGCATTATTTCCCTCCCGGAGCTGCGCCCCTTTGAGGGAGGGCTGTCACATTACCTGGAAGCCCTTGTTGCTGAGCTTGCTGCATGAACTGGCCGAGTTGTCCAACAGACATGGGTGCTTGTGGGCTCATGCCAGCACCAGCAGGGAGACCTCTCAGCATCTCGTTGAAATCTACTCCATTCATCTCACGCAAAAGATATTGGGTCAACTTAATCGGGTCGATCAAAGGATTCTCTTTGAATACCTCATACAGCTTGAGGGCTTTCGCCTGTCGAAGATCCTTCGTATCCGGGATGGAGCTGTCAGGATCAACTTTGTACCGATACTGACCGCGCTTCAACATCTCGGGGGTGAATTGAACCCAGATGGGAACTCCCCCAGGGCCCAGGACTTGAGTTATAGTTTCTTGAGTCCAATTTCGGAAAAGAATGGGATTCACGTCGGTGACCATCTTCGTCAGGACGTCCGCTGTCATGTCGCGACGTTCATCCGTTCGGATATTGCTTGCTTCCGAGACTTCTTGAACCTCCGTGGCGGTAGGACTCCGTGAACCTTCCTTAAATTCTCCAGCTTGATTACGGCTCATACCCATGACGTCTCGAGTCATTCCATCCAACATGTTTGCCATCTGGAACAGATCAAGAGGAACACTCCCAGCTTGGAAGATGTTTATCGCGTCTCGCGGATTCCCATTAACTTTAATTCCAGCAAGAATATCACCATTTAGAATCTTCACAAGCTCATCGTTGTCAACCATTCCCGCGTCATAAGCAATCTTGAGAATCGAGAGTCGTCGATGATACATAGCATACGTGTGAATCTCGTTTGTCTCACGTTGGAGAGGCTCGAGAATCTGGCTGTCTGGTACTGCCCAAAACGCGTCATCTACATCGTTGAATTGCAAGATGTAACCAGGATCAATACCGAGAGAACCGAAAACATCATCTTCGTAGCGCAACGCCTTGTCGTGAGAACCACAGATAACGAACACCTTATTCGTTTTGCGATCCCGTATCTCGTAGAGATCAATTGTTTCGTTAACATTCTTGAATCTCTCCTGTTTGTTTACTCCCAATCCTCCAGCATCCAGATAATCAGTTCCCGAGAGATCATCTGGCGTCTTAAATCGAGGGTCTCTAATAACATCTTCCACAGGTCTATTGATGATAAAGCAAGTCCAGCGAGCATCCTCATACCTGATACAACCATAAGGCACGAGGAAGTTTCGTGTGTTCGTATGGCGAAACCAAGGCATGTTTGGGAGAATTCCGAAATCGTATTCAAGTAGTTCTCGGTTCCCGGACACGATTGGTGGCTTACTGTCTCCGTCGGGGCTTGGCATACTTGCATATTTTGCTCCAAAGCCAATCTTTCCAACGCCCGTGCCATAAAGCCACGAACTCTGGACCATTCTCTTCATTTCCTGCTTAATGCCCATTTGGCGAATTAGCTGGTTGTCAACTCCCTGCATGATTTCGGCGAGAATATAGTTCTCAACACCTGGGCGAGTGGACATGACAGACACGGATGGATTACGGAAGTAGATCTTTGGTACAATACTTCGCACCATCCGGAAGAATAGATTATGAGGCAGAATATTAGGTAGCCATTCCCCTTTATAATACTTATTCCAGGTATCCCATCTTGCTTCATACGCTTTCTCTTTCCTCCAGACGAGTCCCCATCGAATCTGTTCGATCCAATATGCTACGTCTACGTCCGAGCCGCTGTAACCCGAAATTTGTTTACGCGGCATTTAGATATTTCCTGTCTTTAAGTACCATCATGAGACGATTAGCTTGACTTAGCAACATCAGATCAAAGCGCATATGCGGGAATTCACTATTACTCACTGTACGCTCGATCCGATCGCGTATTACCCTGATATTCGCTCCATAAGCGGCAGCCGTGTAGATAACCTCACTCTCTCCACTGATGAAATACTCATTTGCCTTCAAATCGCTTTTCATCACTCCACCAGGAAACAAGTGTCTAAGCTTGTCCGGATCTTCCATATTGAGGATAGGTGCTCCGTGCATATTCTTCAAATCATCACTTGTCACTTGCACTGCGGCACTGATTCTATCTCCGACTTGTGGAGTTCCGTCCATTGTGAAAGCCATCGAATGAAAAACGGAACTAGCTGGAGCACGTAGATTCTCGAGGATTGCATAGATCTCAGGGAAACGAAACCCAACGAAGAGTTCTCTACAGAAGATCTGATCTCCTCTAATGGTGAGACGAGCACTCACTGGACCCTTGTAATCCACGAGACGGAAGTAATTAGCTAACTTGTTCAAATTTTGAACAGCCAACTGGTTTCCATCAAGCAAGGGGAACACAACCGCACTGCCGAGATTATTCTCCCAATTACTTACAAAAAATGGCTTGATGAAATCTTGCCCGTTGAATAGACCAATGATCTGAACATCTACATCTCCTTCAATGGGTTCTTGCAGCAAAATCATGTCACCAGGTGGAATCTTCTGCACGGCCCAATTCATGAACTCTTTATGTCGTCCGCTAAACCAGGTTCGACCGAACCGAATGTCGTAGCGCGGCAGTTCCCAACTCATCAAAATCTTGTAAATTTCACTTATCTCACCTACAACCTTCGATTTCGGCATGAAAACAGCAAGTTTCCCCATCACCGCATATTCAGCGATACAATCAGCGTTCAACAGTTCCGTGTGATAGCTAGCTCCTACGATAGGTTTATTAAACATGGCTAGCTTTTCATAGAAACTCTGTGGTTGCGGCCAGTCACTCACAACGAACTTACACCATTTCACAGCGGAAGGAATTTCCGGAGGGGAAATTGTCTCAAACACTCCTCGTCCACTAAGTTTGGTTGGTGTAAACACCTTTATTGCATGTCCTTCTCGAGAAAAGCGATCTGCCAGCCCAAGAAGATTCCCCTCTTTTGTCAAAACCAGTATGTTCACACTTGCTCCCTGATTGGAAAATTATACATTGTTGCATCATGATTCTTTTGAATGTTCTCAATCGCACCATCGAGTGAGAACGGGTCCGTTTCTGTCCTAAACTGTTGCGCTATGGAAATAGGAACCGGACCACCAAGCGCCAATATTCCGCGTACGCGTCCTATATTTGCCAGGGCTGCCGCTATAACTGCGTCATCTTTGCATCCCTCTTGGGCCTCGAGTTGTCCAGTTTCTGTTTCAATAAACGTAGTCATTTGATCCACTGTGTAGGGGGAGTGAATAGTTATATCGCTCACCACACTCGAGCGAAACTCATTCACGAGAATCGGTTTCGTCTTCGCGTTGGTATGATATCCGATTTTTGTGATATTCTCACTGTCGAGTTTACTTCGATAGATGTGAGAATTCGGATACTTATCCTTAATCCCCTTGACTGTTACGATCCCATGATTGTTTGTTTCTGGCACGATGAAAGCTGTGCGAAAGAACTTACCAAGTCTCACTACATGATCAGCCAGCGTGACTGGGTCAATTCTATCACTTACCCACTGCGCTACCTGTTCCATTGTCATAATATCGTAAATGTCAATAACACTATCATCCTTCCCCACACCTGCACTAACATCCACGCCCATGATGTAGCGTCCCGTTGGATTCATGCAAACATCCTTGAGCCCCCACATATGACTGTCAATTCGCACCCAGTCCTTTGTCGGCTTATAGTTATATTTGATAAAGATACCGTGACCAGTACTCTGAAAACATTCATCCAGAGTCATCGGATATTCTTGTTTGAACTTCGCCATATCGTAATCGAGTTCCTCCAGCTTCAGCCTCCTAAAGTGGATTTGACCCGCCGTGAGGTTGAAGTCACGTACAAGCTTATCCTCTTCCAAATCGGCGTTGAGGTTCTCGAGGATTTTGGTTGCTTGTTGAGGAGTAAGAGGTAGATCGTACTCGGGAAAGCTCTGCCAATCGAGAAAATGTAGGCGGTACTGGCTTTCACCTTTATAGGCACGCATACAAGCTCGATGGTACCAATTTCCCTTACCGTTACCAGTGCTCTCCAAGGAAATTTCGCCTGTGGTAGGGGGCACGGCTTGAAATAGGCCCGCCAAGAGTTCTGCTGGATCTTCCCAGTAGCCAACTTCAGAGCAATGGAGCGAAGTAATAGTATCGCCTCGACCAAATTTACGTGATCCCGCCGTCCCGATATATATGTGTCCTCCAGTTTTAGGGAAACTAATCTCATTTCTACTCGAACTCCCTGTTACAGGTTTTGCCCCCTTCATATTATCCACCATATAGTGGACCTTTCCTAACATCCTTTGCGTACTCTCTGTGTCGTGGCTAATTACCACACACCTTTCGTTACGCCTCGAGATGCACTTTGCCAGATTCCGAGCAAGAAAATACGAGCTAACACCCTCTTGCCGAGCTTTTGGAATAATATCTCGGCCGGTCAAGCGCGTATCAACGAGGGCTTGTGCCGAATTCAACAGGAAATCGCTATCGCGCCCCTGCTTATCGACAATCTTAAACATCGCCTCGATGATCAAGCGTTCTTGTGTGCTCAATTTCTTACCGTCGTAGACCGGAATTCCCAATTAACCGTCGGATTTGTTGCACCCGCTAGATTACATCTAATAATGACTCCATGAGGGATTTCGATTTTGAAATCATCATCATCGGTTTTATCACTATCTACGATTGGATGCCAAGTAACTCCATCGAGTGATAGAAACTGAGTGATTATGGTTCCTCCTCCAAAATCTCCATCAAGATGAATCCAAACACCTTCGTTTCCAGATACTTTAAACTGATCAGTGTTTCCATCAGCAGATAATGTTCCATACTGAGACATAATTACCTCTTATCCTTGAACAACAGAATGTATAAGACCGTGAATAGCACTTCCGCCACCACTACCTCCCGTACCAGATCCAGCAACAAACGATGCAGTAGCCGCTACGTTAGAATCATTAATATCGTAGGTATGTACTATATAACCATAATACGTAGTACTTGGAACAAGACTGCTTACACTCATTCCAGATATTGGACCAGCAACTAGAATGTTTTTGTATCCAGTAGCATCGGCTGGATTTCCAAGATGATTTTGGCCGGCTTTAATTTGTGCAGCACTCGGTGGGGTAGCGCTCTGAGTACATACCCATCTTGCTTGGCCAGCGAACACGTCTGTTATAGCGTGCAAAGATGCAGAGCTACCAGCACCAGGAGAAGCTGCCGGAGACGTGAGTGTTGGAGTTTCAGGAGATACGGTCCACGTGAACGTTTTGATCGTATCACCGAATGCATTTGTGGCTGTAACTACAACTACCTTAATCTCGGGTGTTGTTACCGTGCCAGAAACTACCCCAGCTACATCACTTAACCCAGTCGGTAGGTTAGTAACAGTAACAGAATCTTCACCACTAAACAATAGTTTGAAATCTATCGCACTTACTACATCATTATCGAAATTATTCCTATTCGGAAGCGGTGATGTAATAAGAACTGGGACAATTCCAGTAACTGATATAGAAAACGCATTAGAAGTAATATCACCAGTAGCGGTATGTTTTGTTATCTTTAAACCTGAGATAACACCGGAGGATGTTGGCGTACCGGAAATTACACCAGACGCATTTACTGTTATTCCTGTTTGAGGATTAATGCCACCGAAGAACGAATATCCAGTAGCAGACCCACCGCCGAATTCACCAGACACATCTACTGGTGTCATCGCCGCATTGATAGCGATTGGACCTATGTTGGAAATATTTCCAGTGAAAGATCCTTGCGCAGGAGCATCAATTGTAAACGCATTAGAGTCCACAGTTCCAGACGCATTTGTCGCCCTAACCTTAACACCAGAGAATACGCCAAATGTCGTAGGTGTTCCAGAAATTACCCCACTACCATTAATCGTTATTCCAGTTGGAACACTTCCAACGAAGGTATAACTGTCTATATACGTAGTGAAGCGAGCTGATACATCAACAGGCGTCATCGCTCCGCCAACGATATTTATATCAGCGATAGAACCATTGAACAACGGAACGT